TCTTAGTTGCTTTGGTAATGAGCATAGCGGAGGAGAATTACCGCCATGCGCTCATCTAAAGAAGTCCACAACTGATGGAAAGTTTTTCTGTGGGGCCTGTGGTTGTGGTGATAGAAAAAATACCTGGCTTAATGGAAAAGAAGAAGAATATAGCAAACTGGATTATCCAAATGTTAGCTGCCCATTAACAATGCCTGGATTTAGCAATTATACTACTAGTTTGCCACAAGAAGCTCAAGAACCAGAATCTAGAAAGCATTATATAGAAAATTTAGAATTTAATTCTGTGCAAAAAGTTGAAGTTACAATGCCAGAAACTCCAAAAGAAATTTCTGATATTTTAGAAAAAATTGCACAAAAAATGGAAGAAAAGAAACAAAATCCCCCTCCGCAATAACATAGATTTATTTATGCATAAATATTTCGATGGCAAAACCAACTTCAAGAGATTCTTTAATCGAATATGCATATAGGCAATTAGGTGCTCCAGTAGTTGAAATAAATATCGACTATGAACAAGCTAATGATCGTCTAGATGACGCTCTGCAATTTTTTGCAGAGCGTCATTTTGATGGTGTTGAAAAAGCATTTTTCTCATATCAATTGACAGAAACTGATATAACTAACAAGTATATCAATACTGATACATTTGGACCTATAGTTGGTGCGTCTGGAGGAAATCCAAACGGATATGATATTCTATCTATAATAAGAGTATTTCCTTTCGGATCATTAAACACAAATGAATTGTTTGATGTTAGATATCAATTAGCATTAAACGATGTTTATGGAATCAATACAAATTTAGGATTTGTTAACTCTGCTCCTATTGCAAATTGGGATATAACAAAGAGATATATCAGACTTATTGAAATGATGTTTGATCCAGAAAGAACAATTCGTTTTAATAAAGTAACAAATAAACTTTATATAGAAACTGATTGGACTGCCTTAAAAGCCGGAACATTCATAGCTATTGAAGCTTATGTTAATTTAGATCCAGATTTATATCCAGAAATTTATAACGATAGGATGCTTAAAAAATATTTTACTGCATTAATAAAAAAACAATGGGGAGCAAATCTATCAAAATTTGATGGGGTTTCTCTTCCTGGGGGTATAGCTTTAAGGGGTGGGCAAATTTTTGCAGAAGCAATACAAGAAATAGCTGTTTTAGAAGAACAGATTATTTCTGCATATGAACTTCCTCCAGATATGATGACGGGGTAATATGGCATTAAATCCATACTTTAGATTTGTTTCAGGCGAACAAAATGTTGTAGAAGACAACATTATTGAAGTTATTCGCATGATGGGTAAAAATGTATGGTATATACCAAGAGAATTTGTAAATTTAGATAAACTATATGGTGAAGATATACTTAATAAATTTACAAAGGCATATCAGATAGAAATGTATGTTGTTTCTGTTACTGGGTTTGAAGGATCAGACATGGTAACAAAATTTGGTCTTGAAATAAAAGATAAAATTAATTTGATTGTAAGTAAAAAGCGTTTTAATCAAGAAATAACAACAAAAAATTCTGAAATAATTAGACCAAATGAAGGAGATTTAATTTACTTTCCTTTATCCAAAACATTATTTGAAATTAATTTCGTAGAACATGAAATTCCTTTCTATCAGTTAGATAAAAATTATATTTTTACTCTTCAATGCGAAACATTTGTTTATTCTGCCGAACAGTTTGAAACTGGAAATAGTGATATGGATCAAATATCAGAAACTAAACAACCAATTTATAATTTTACAATTGGTTCTACTTTCTCTGGATTTACAGCAGCTTATAATCAAGCTGTTAAAGGAGAAAAATATTTTGTTCAGGGTTCTATATCTGGAACCACAGCCTTCTTCAGAATGCTTGATTATGGAATTAGCGGAACTGTAATGACTGCTGATATGGCCTCTATCGATGGAATTACTTTCTCATCTCCAGTCATTGTAACTAGCAATGTTTCTGGTGCTACATTCAGAGTATTGAATGTTGCTACACAAGATAAATATGTTACTATCAATCCAATTCTTGAGGATCTATCTGGGGAAATTGATCCCCTTGACTACCAAAGAGGATTTACTGGTTCTGGAAGTAAATATGAAGAACCTATAATAAACTTTGATGAGACTGATCCATTCTCGGAAGGAAATTACTAATGTTTTCATCGTTTAATAATAAATCAATAAGAAAAATGGTGGTTGCATTTGGTTCATTATTTGATGAAATTTATGTAATAAGAAAAAATGATACCACTGGTGATGAAGAAAAAATAAAAGTTCCAATAACTTTTTCGTCTAAAGAAAAATTCTTAAAAAGATTACAAAATAATTCTTCAATTACAGATAAAGTAAAAACGCAAATAAATTTACCATATATTAGTTTTGAAATAGTAAATATTATTTATGATCCATCTAGAAAAAGAAATAAATTATTAACTAGCACAAATAGTGAAACCGATTCAAATGGAGAAATTATATCCACCAGTAAAACATTTTCAGAAACTCCAATTGCAATAAATTTTAATATTTATTTTTATTCTAGAAGTTTAGATGAAGTTTTTCAAATTGTTGAACAAATATTGCCATATTTCAATCCAGAATTTAATATAAGAATAAATTTTAATGAAGTCTTTAAAAATGTAAATGTTCCTATTTCGTATAGAGAATTTAGATTATTAGACGATCATGAAGGTGGTTTTGGTAATAGAAGAACTGTAATAGGAGTGATGTCATTTTTAGCATCATCATTTATATTTGGTGAAATTAAGGAAATGAATTTAATAGATTCTATTGATGATACAGTTATAATTGTAGATCCAGCAGATCCTACAGATCCTCCTCCAATAGAAGGTTCAATAATAATAAATGAAAGTTTAGGATCTATACAGTATTCATTACCATCTCAAAATTCTACATTAGTTTCCCATATGACATGGGATGCTAGTAATTTATTTAATGCTCAAACAGAAGTAAAGTTAATTCATGTTAGAAACAATGCTACAATACTTTCTATAAATCTAGATAAAGATATAGAAAGTTTAACAGCAGCTCAGATAAATTTATTTGTAAATTCTGCTTGTTCTTATTTAAATATTTGCGGTTCTATAAATCCTATCAGTACTCAATATAAATTAATATTAAAAAATGGAACTGTGACATCTACTAAATCTTTCTTTGTTAGATCTCTTGATTGTACGAGTGCATTATGTGTATAAAAAAATTAAATGAATTTTTTGATTTAGAAAATTCTGGAAATACTAGTAATACTCAGATCCAAAAGCCTTCTGAAAATGATTATGAATATGCCAGAGAAAATTTATATGATATAATAAATAAATCAAAAATTGCTCTTGAGGGGATTATGAAGGTTGCAACTGAAGGTGATTCGCCAAGAGCATATGAAGTAGTAACTCAAATGCTCAAAACTATGTCTGAGATTAACAAAGATCTAATAGACCTTGAAAAGATCAAGAATGAAGCAAATAAGACCACTATAAAAACAACAAATAATAATTCATTCTTCATAGGCTCCACTAGTGATCTACAGGATCTAATCAATCCTGAAAGAAGTAAGAATAAAGCTATAGAAATGATTGATGCGAAGGTGGTAGAGGATGTCAAGGAAATTTAAGGGTTACTTAGGTAATCCAAATCTAAAAGAGGCTGGAGTAAAGATCGATTTTACCGAAGAACAGATTCGGGAATATGTTCGTTGCTCCCAAGATCCAATTTACTTTATTAAGAAATATGTCAAGGTAGTCTCTCTTGATAAAGGTCTTGTTCCTTTTGATTTGTATGATTACCAAGAGGACATGATCAATAAAATGCACAATAACCGTTATCTTATTGCCAAACTACCTCGTCAGTCTGGTAAGAGCACAACGATTGTTGCATTCATTCTCCACTATATTCTTTTTAATCAGAGCATGAGCGTTGGTATTCTGGCCAACAAGATGAATACGGCTAGAGAAATTCTTGGCCGTCTTCGTCTGGCCTATGAATATCTTCCCAAGTGGCTTCAGCAAGGTATCATTGAATGGAACAAGACATCCATTCAGCTTGAGAATGGCTCAAAGGTCATGGCATCGGCCACATCCTCATCAGCAGTTCGTGGTGGATCGTTCAACCTCATTTTCTTGGACGAATTTGCCCATGTCTCTCAAAACATAGCAGAAGAGTTTTTCAGCTCTGTTTACCCCACGATTACCTCTGGTCAGACCACGAAGGTATTCATGGTATCTACCCCAAACGGACTCAATATGTTCTATTCCTTCTGGAAGGGGGCTACAAGGAAGCAGGGAGAGGAGGGCAAGAACGAGTACATACCCATAGAGGTATCCTGGAGACAGGTTCCTAAGTACGCTGGTGGGCCTCTACGCGACGAGCAGTGGAAGCAACAGATGATTGCCCAGACTAGCGAACAACAGTTTGAGCAGGAGTTTGAATGTTCGTTTCTTGGTTCATCAAATACTCTTATCAGTGCTAGCAAACTAAATTTGCTTCAATTTGATAAACCAATAGCAAAGGAGCCAGGGGGTCTTTACATCTATGATGAGCCAGTAGATGGCCATGTATATTTCATCATGGTCGATGTCGCCAGAGGTCAGGGAAGAGACTATACGGCTATGGTTGTGGTCGATTCTACCGAAAAGCCCCATAAGGTTGTGGCAAGATATAGAAATAATCTTATATCCCCCTTTGATGTTCCGCCAGAACTTTACAATTTGGCAATAAAATATAATAATGCACACTTACTAATTGAAGTAAATGATATTGGCGGTCAGATTGCCGATGCCATGCATGAAGATTACGAGTATGATAATATTATTCAAACTCAGATGATGGGCCGTGCAGGGCAAAAAGTAACCTTGGGATTCGGTCGCGGAACAAAACAAAGAGGCGTAAGAACCAGCTCTGCGGTCAAAAAACTGGGTTGTGCGGTTCTAAAAAATTTAATTGAGCAAGATAGGCTCTTGGTCAGAGATTTTGATATTATTCAAGAATTGATGACCTTTGTTTCAAAACATCAGACGCATTGTGCAGATGATGGATATACAGACGATTTGGTTATGTGTCTTGTTCTTTTTGGATGGCTGACACGACAAGGGTATTTTGAAGAGATTATAGATATACAGAAAAAGAAAATTATAAATACCACAGAGAAAGAAGAAGAAGAGAATACAACATTTTTTATGGGTTCCCGTGAGTTTGATGCAGAAAACACATTTAAAGAAGATAACGCTATTTGGTTTACCGAGGAATAAAAAAATATGCCATATATAACAATAAACACAGAAGCTTCAAATTTAGTAGAATTCCAAGCATTAGAATCAGGCGATCATCTAGCAGCATTTATTTGCGGGGCTTCATTTTATCAAAAATTAACAGAAAATGATAATCCAGTACCGCCATATAAATTGTTTGAGACTGTTGCCGATGGTCCACAAGCAAGTACTGTACTATTAAGTCTATTTAATAATCAAGTTTTAGCAGGAACATCTTCAGGATTTGGAGGAACTTCTAGTGCTGGTTTCTCTGGAGGATCTACTTTAGATAGAGAACTCCATTCGATGTTAAATTATTTGCAATATGGTGGAAGAATAGTTGCAGCAACTGGGGCCACCGCTCTAGCAATCACTGATTTACCAATTGATTCTGTTTTCTGTGAAGATAGAACAAAATTTAATGATGTTATTAATTTAGTTTCTATTAGACAAGATTGCATAGGAATACTTGGAGGATCATTTGAATATCACAATGGTTCGACTGGAACATATCCGACATCTATTGCACAACTTTCTTTGAATGGAATTACAGGAATAAGCGGTGCTACTGCAATAGATGAACTATTCTTTAGTGTTGTTGGTAGAAAAACCAGATCAAGATTCTATGGTGCTGGTCAAACCGGAACAATTAATATTTTATTAACTTCTGATGCTGCTGGTTGTATGACAAGAGTTGATAATAATATTGGTCCTTGGACAGCTCCTGCGGGAACATTAAATGGTATAATAACAACAGATTTTAAAGATTTTCAACCAAAATTATCTGAGGATGATATTTTTACTTTATATAATACTTATGGCTCCAACACAATAAAGAAGATTTTTGGTTCTGACTTCTTATACTTGTGGGGAGATGCAACACAAGAGGGAACAGATCTTCTTAGAATGCAACTTGGTATTTCCAGACTAATTCTTCATATTAAGAGAATTATTAAACCACTTCTAGAAAGTGTGTTGTTCGGACCAAATAATGTTACTGTAAGAAGAAATTTAACTAATTCTATACAAACACTTATGGCGGAAATTCAAAGACGCAACGGTATTTCTTCGTTCAGTGTTGTTTGCGATGAAAGCAATAATACCGCAAACGTCATTGACAATAGATCCCTAGTTATCGATCTATCATTCAAACCATATCAATCTATTGAAACAATAACCTTCAGATTTACGGTTAATAGAGATTAATGGCCTTAAATTATGGACTTAAAGAAATAGAAGAAAAAAAAGCTATAGATGTTGCCTTTCCCATCTATAGCTCTCTTTTCTTTCAAGTTTTAAATATTTCAGATCCATATTATAAAATTACATCTATAGATGAGTTTATTAGATTAATTAATCTAGCAAATTTTACTATTATAGATGCAAATCTGACAAGCCCAGAACTATTTGTTCAATCATTAAATTATAATTATGCATATCCTTCAGATAAAACTAGAACTATAGATTACTATTTTAATTTTATTATTGATACATTACATTATAATTATAATTTAATATTAATTAATTGCTCTAGTAATGAAAACAATTTTGCAGCAGCAATACAGAATTATTCTATTGATCTTTGTTTTTATGATCCATTAAAAACAACTATTTCACAGACCATAGAAGATCAAATAGTAAAAAATAAAATTCCTATAGTATTAAATACATCTATTAGCAATTCTACTTTTATTTCTCCAGAAAAAAAGTTTTATATTGATAAAAACATCACAAATTTTAATTTAGATTTTACTGATTTTTATTCACGATCTGAATTAAACAATGATGATTTCAAACAAATGGCATGTTCTATAGCTGGAGTAAAAAGAATTAAAAGATATTATGGTGATGAAAATATTTCAGATGATTCTGAGTATTCAAATAGTCCTTATGTATTGATTTCCTTAGTATCAGATGCTGTGGGAATAATATCAAGACAATATGCTACTCCTTGGTTTTCTGCTGCTGGTAATTCCAAAGGAATAATATTAAATCAAAAATTTACTAAAATAAATTTAGATAAGATAAAATATTCTGAAACTATAATACCATTATCTCCGACAGATCTATCGTTTGGGTCGGGATCTTCTTTAAGTACAATTTCTGATCGAAGAATAAATGTATTTCTACAGTTAAATACCGCAACAGGAAAAGAATATTGTCTTGGCACATATTATAGCGGAATAACATCTCCGACTAATGTTGCTTTAGAATCATTTGCAGTATCTTCCTTAATTTCTAAAATTAAAAAATTAATTGATCCTGTGCTATTAAAATACACCTTTTCTTTAAATAATAAAAGCGTAAGAGATTTTGTAAAAGCTGAATGTGATTTAATTTTTAGAAATTTATTTTCTTCTAGAGCAATATCAAAATATTCTATAATATGCGATGAAACAAATAATACGACACAAACTATAAATGATAGAAAATTAATATTAGATATTTCTTTTACTCCAGTACAGACAACTAAATCTATAAATTTAATTTTTAATACATAAAAAGGAGAAAAAAATGCCAAATAGTATAAGTAGCTTTACCAATAATTTTAAAGGTGGGTTTAGAAAAAATAGATTTCTTATAGAAGGTAAATTTCCTGGTGATACAGGTACAGATTTTAATGAAAAATTAAAATTTCATGTTCTAGCTGCTGATATGCCAGGAGCACAATTAGGAGTTGTAAATTTTCCTTATAGAGGAAGACTTATCCCTTATGTTGGAGATAGAGAATATGCTCCTTGGATATTTCAAGTATTAGATGATAGAAGTAGTGGATTGTATAAAAAATTTCATGATTGGAGCGAAAGCATTAATAATCACGAAACCAATGAACATGGTAGTTCTTCTCCTACCGATGATACATTTAATGAACAATTATTGGTAGATAAATGGTCAATTTCTCAATTAGATTTGGACGGAACAGTAACAAAAAAAATCACAATTCAACAATGTTGGCCATCTTATGTGAGTGAAATTCAATTCAACATGGCTGATACTGGATTCAATGCTTTTGCTGTAAAACTAAGATATAATTATATCAAAATTGATGGTATCAACACCTAATATAAAAAGGACAATTTTATGTCAGTAGCAGAATTTATAGAAAATTTTAATGGCGGAACTAGAAAAAATAGATTTCGCTTAACTGGTACTTTTCCAGCTCAAGGTCTTAGTTTAGTTTTAAACGACTACCATGTAGAAGCAACAACATTTCCAGCATCTATCTTAACAGAAAATCCAATAGATTATCAAGGTAGAAAAATATACTATCCTGGAGATAGAATATATGGTGAAGGTGTTAATCTTTGGTCTGTTAGCTTTTTAGATGATAAAGTTTCTGGTACTGATACATCAACTCTAATTTCTTATTGGGAAGGATTACACGAATGGCATAATGCATTGAATGATCATGAAGATAATGCAGCTATCGGAGGAAATCCAGATCTAATGGTAACCGATATTACAGTATCTCAATTAAATCTAAATGATAGTGGAGCCGCAATAAAAACTGCAACTCTTTTTGAGTGTTGGCCACAAGCAGTAGGACCAATTAAATTTGAGATGCAAGCTAGAGATCAATATGCTAGATTTGATGTTACTTTTTGCTTCAAATATGCAGGATATAATTTAGACGATGATGCATGATAAACATCAAAGGATTTTAAAATGTCTGTAGAATTATTTATAGAAAATTTTAATGGCGGAACTAGAAAAAATAGATTTCGTGTACTTGGAAAAATACCACCTAGTGGAGATTTTACTGCCTTAAATTTTGATGACTACCATGTAGAAGCAACAACATTTCCAGCATCTATCTTAACAGAAAATCCAATAGATTATCAAGGTAGAAAAATATACTATCCTGGAGATAGAATATATGGTGAAGGTGTTAATCTTTGGTCTGTTAGCTTTTTAGATGATAAAAATAGTGGAGGTTCATCATTATTTAATACATTTTGGGGGTGTTTGCATAATTGGCATAATACTATTAATGATCACATTGGAAATGATGGAAATTCTCAACTATTCGCCAACATAGAAGTTCGTCAATTAAATTTAAATGATAGAGGACTTCCAGCAGCAAAACCTTATTTAAAAAGTGCAAATCTTTTTGATTGTTGGCCACAAGCAGTAGGACCAATTAAATTTGAGATGCAAGCTAGAGATCAATATGCTAGATTTGATGTTACTTTTTGCTTCAAATATGCAAAATATGATCTACCCCTCTAATAGTTCCATATATAAAACATAGGATTTATATTATGGGTCTAAAAATACTCGGTTTTACTATTACAAGAGATAAAGAAGAAAATATACTTTCTTCTCAAACTTTCACTCCACCAGAAGAATTTGATGGAACATATACCGTTGAAGGTGCTGGTGTGTATGGAACCTTTGTTGATTTCATGGGTTCTCAAAAGGATGAAACTGCTCTTATAGCACAATATAGAGCAATGGCATTGTTCCCAGAAGTAGATACTGCAATAGATGAAATAACCAATGAATCTATTGTAATGACAACTGATAGAAAAGCCATAAAATTAGACTTATCAAAATTAAAATTTTCTGATAATATTAAAAGTAAAATTAATACAGAATTTGATTTAATTTTAAAACTTTTAAATTTTCAAGATAAAGGCTATGAGATATTCAGACGATGGTATGTTGATTCAAAACTGTACTATTATATAACTATAGACTCTGAAAACCCATCAGAAGGAATAAAACAATTAATTCCTCTTGATGTTACTAAGCTCAAAAAAGTAAGAAAAATAAAGACTAAAAATACTAATCAAAATGGAAATAGTCTTTCTCTAATAAAAGATGTAGAAGAATATTACCTATACACAAATACGGATAGAAATTCTGTAATAGCTACTCCAACATCGGGATTAAAAATATCTTCAGATTCTATTTGTTATGTTCATTCCGGTATGGTCGATATGAACACTAAAAGAGTAGTAGGATATCTGCATAAAGCTATTAGACCATTAAACATGTTGCGTCAATTAGAAGATGCTATAGTTGTTTATAGAGTTTCTAGAGCACCTGAACGAAGAATTTTTTATGTAGATGTTGGTAATCTACCAAAGCAAAAAGCAGAGCAATATGTCCGCGAACTTATGAATAAGTATCGCAATAGAATGATTTATAATCAAACAACTGGTGAAATCAAAGATGATAGAAATCAAATGGCCATGCTTGAAGACTATTGGCTTCCACGAAGAGAGGGTGGTAGAGGAACCGAGATTACAACTCTTGATGGCGGACAAAATTTAGGCGAATTGACAGATGTTGAATATTTTAAGAGAAAATTATATTATGCTTTAAATATTCCACCATCACGACTAGTGGGAGAAAATGGATTTAATCTGGGAAGATCCGCTGAGATTACGAGAGATGAAGTAAAATTTAATAAATTTATTGATAGATTGCGATACAAATTCTCCACTATGTTCATGCAGTTATTAAGAGTTCAATTAATTTTGAAAGGAATAATAACTGAAGATGATTGGAATGAGATGAATTATGATATTAATTTTGTTTTT